AGAAAAATGGATTCAAAGTTGAAGTGAATGGTGTGAATCCCGGAATTAAAGATCGTATTACTGCTGTTAATGCACAAATCCTAAATGCTGAGGGTGAACGACACTTAAAAGTGAACACAAATAAGTGCCCTAACTTTACGGCTACTTTAGAACAGCAAGTCTATGATGATTTTGGAATGCCAGATAAAAGCGCTGGTTTGGACCACGTTGGCGATGCTGGTGGATATCCAATAGCCAAGAGATTCCCGATCATCATTCAGAAAGTATTTAAACGGCGCACAATCGCTGGTTTTTCCCGTTAAACAACGCACCTTTTCAGGTGCTTTTTTATTGGTGTTTTTATGGCAGTTACTGATAAACATCCGCAGTATATTGCTGCACAAAAAAGCTGGTTGATTATGCGTGACGCCGTTGCTGGTGAAGAGCAGATCAAACAGGCACAAACAAAGTACCTAGCTAAATCGGCCGGAATGATTGAGGCTGAAAAGCAAGGTGATACGACTGGAGAGATTTATAAGGCCTATCTAAGTCGAGCTCAGTATCCGCTATGGGTTCAGGACGCATTACGCACAATGATCGGGTTAGTTTCAAAGCTTGAGCCGAATATTGTGATTGAAAGTTCTCTACTTAAAGGATTGATAGAGAATGCAACTAATGACGGTTTTGGGCTTAAACAGCTCTTTATTCGCATTTGTTCAGAGTTGCTAGAGTTTGGGCGCTGTGGGCTGCTTGTTGATGTTGATGCTAAAGGAGTGCCATATTTCGCCTTATATGATGCGTTATCTATTATCAACTGGAAGGAAAACAGTATCGGTGGTCGAAAGGATTTAAAACTGTTAGTGCTCGAGGAGCAATTTGATAATAGTGAAGATGAATTCGGGCACGAAACTAAAACGGTTCACCGCGTTCTATCTATGGATGATGGAGCATTAGCGGTACGATTGTTCGATGGTTCAAATGTGGAGGATAAAACTCCCGATCTCGGCGGTAATCAACTTTCTTTCACACCATTTGTTTTCTGCGGTGCCACTAGTAATTCTCCGGATGTAGGTACCATACCGCTTTTGACAATGGCCAAGGCTGCTCTGAAGTATTACCAGCTCAGTGCAGATTATTACCAGTCACTTCACCATACGGCCCATCCGCAACCTTGGATTAGTGGCCTTGATGATGACGATGATGATGATATTAGCGTTACTGGTGTTATGGCTGTCTGGAGTCTTCCTCCAAATTCACAATGTGGTTATTTAGAAATTTCAGGTAACGGCATTGAACTCACTAAAAAGGAAATGGATGCGCAAAAAAATTCAGCATTAGAAGCTGGGGCTAAAGTAGTTGATACCAATACACAGGAATCAGGTGAAGCGCGCCGTGCACGGCAAGACGATCAGCAAGCAAGTCTTCACAGTATCGTGATGTGTGCAGCTGCAGCAATTGAACAAGCCATTAAGTATGCAGCGCAGTGGTTAAAGCTGGATTCGACAAAATATTCATTTACGGTTGAACCTGAGTTTATTGTGCAGGTCACGGATATTAATCTTGCAAAACAGCTTTATGAGGGTGCTATTTCAGGGAAAAACTCTTTCCGCACATATTGGGAATACCTGATGACAGGTAAATTACCAGCTCACGACTATCAGGAAGAAGTGAAGCGGGTAGAAATAGAGCGAGATAACACTCCTTTGTAGAGGTGATGTATGGCTTCAAAAGAAGATAAATCATTGATTGAAGTACTTACCCAACATCAGGCGTACTTATATCGGGTGTCTTCTCAATCTGTTAATGAGCTACTAAAAATCTTTAATGATGAGTCAATATTAATGTTGGCAAAGCTTCGGGATTTGCTTGATGAATTAAATGATTCTGAAAAGATGGCTCTAGCAAGTGGACAGTACACAACGTCAAATCTGAAGGAAGTTCGTGATCTGATTGCTCAGTGGTTTACTGCAATAAACACTGCATTACCTGAAGCTTTCGCTGTTTCTGCTACTGCCTTGGCAGTTTATGAAGCTAATTACACGGCGAAGCTATATGGAGGCAAGATCGAAAAGCCAAATGGTGAAAAGGTATATGCAGCAGCTAAAAAAGTACCCTTAGTAGGTGGAGCATTAGTTGATGATCTTCTTTCCAAGATTGCTGAGACTGCACGCCAAAAAGTTGAATATGCAATTCGGGATGGCATTAACTCAGGTAAAACAAATCAGGAAATAGTTCAGCGTATTCGCGGAACCAAACGGCTTAATTATGAGGATGGGCTTTTAAGTAGCTCTAAGACGGATATTGAACGTACCGTAAGAACAGTTCGTAGTCATGTTGCTAATCAAACGTATTTAGATACTTTCAAACAGTTAGGTTTTGAGTATGTTCGTTTTATTAGTGTATTGGATGGAAGAACATCTAAGCTTTGTGCTCATTTAGACGGTACTGTCTGGAGGATTGATGATCCGGCAAAACGTGTACCGCCGTTGCATCCTAATTGTCGCAGCGAACTAGTACCAGTTAAAAAAGATGGTCAACTTATCGGTGAACGGCCATTTGTAATGGACGAACGTCGAGTGAAAGACATACCGAAAGAAGAGCGAAGCCAATTAATAGGGCAGCTAGATGCTAATACCACATTTAAAGAGTTCTTCAAAAAGACTGATGATTTCTTTCAAAGAGAATGGTTAGGACCGAAGCGTTACAAGCTCTATAAGGAAGGGAAATTTGATTTTGATAAGTTCTTCGATCCAGAGGGGCGGTTATACACATTGGACCAACTTCGAAAGTTGGATGAGCAAACCTTTAAGGAGTTGGGCTTATGAGTGAGTCAAGACATTTAGTGCTAAAGCGTCACCCTACTTTGAAAGGTTATCTGGTTATTTGTGATGAAGAAACTGGACAACCTCTAGCTGGACAAAGAGCAGTACAGATGAATTCTGATGCCTTAAATGGACCCGCAACAATTACTGTAACTTTTGAAGCATATGGTGCTCATGGTGTTCGCTTAGTGAGTGATGAACCAAGGCCGACTCAAACAAAGCAAACGTAGCTAAAGGTACTGCAAATGTCTGAAAAGCAAATCAATATGTCAGATGCTCAATTTATTCTGAGCACAAAATTAATTCTGGTGCCTTTTCTTCAAATTAAGATTTCAAGAGCCATGGCAATTTATGGTTTTACTTTTGAAAGATTAAAAGCGATTGCACTCATCAATTAGAACTTAATTTTTAACCTTAGCACCTCCGGGTGCTTTTTTAATGCCTTGAGATAAGGCTTTACCCCAATCAAACGAGAGGTTTGAACATGTCATTGCCATTTATTGTTGATTCACTTGATGCAATCAAAGAAGAACACCGAGCTTTATATGTCGAGGAAAACGGGAAGTTTCGCCTCGACTTAGAAGGTTATGAAGATCCAAAAGGTTTGAAATCTGCACTTCAAAGCGAGCGAGATGCTGCTAAGAACGCAAAGTTGGAACTTCAAAAACTTCAGAAACAATTTGAAGGAATTGATCCTGAAATTGTTAAGAAAGTCTTTGCTCAAATTGACCAGGATGAAGAGGCCAAATTAATCGCAGAAGGCAAGGTTAACGAAGTGATTCAGAAGCGCACCGAGAAGATGCGTGAAGAGCATGAAAAGTTACTGAAGGCCGAAAAAGAACGTGCTGATAAAGCCGAAGCTTATGCTCAAAAGTTCAAGCAATCAGTAATTCAAAGCCAAATTGTGCAGGCTGCAATTGAACTTGAAGCATTGCCAGAAGCGACCCCTGACATCGCCTTTTTAGCTCAGTCAAAGTTTGCATTAGATGAAAACGGCAAAGCTGTGGCAGTTGATGAAAACGGGGAAGTAGTCATTGGTAAAGACGGCCAAACACCGATGACCCCAAAAGAATGGGTTGAATCTCTACGTGAGCAAAAACCGTATTACTGGCCTAAGCCTAATGGTATGGGCGCATCAGGGAGCAACAATTCAAAAGGTCAGCCAGACATTCTCAAAGCAGATGGCTCGGTAAATATGACCAAATTGGCGCAATTACGAAATGAAAATCCGCAACTAGCTAAAGAGCTAGCGGCAAAACACGGTATTAAACTTTAAGGAGTAAAGCCTAATGGCTGAGACAAAAATTGCTGATGTAATCGTACCCGAGTTATTCACTCCGTACGTATTAAATAAAACTGCTGAAAAGTCTGCATTATGGCAGTCTGGCATTGTTGGGGATTTAGATGTAGATGTAGCTTTCGGAACAGAGGGTGGTACAACTGTAAATATCCCATTCTGGAATGATTTAAGTGGTGAGTCAGAAGTACTTTCAGATTCAAAACCTTTATCTGTAAATAACATCACTTCAGGCAAGGACATTGCGATTCTTCATGCACGTGGTAAAGCATGGGGCGCTAATGATTTGGCTAAAGCATTATCTGGTGACGATCCACTTGGTGCGGTTGGTGATCTGGTCGCAGATTACTGGTCGCGTGAATTTCAGGGGTTTACCGTAAATACACTTAAAGGTGTATTTGGGTCTGCAAGCATGGCAGGTAATACCCATGATATTTCGGCTGGAACTGGAGCTGCAGCTGTAATTGATGGCGTATCTTTTGTTGATGCTTCTTATAAGTTGGGTGATGCCGTAGATAAATTAACGGCTATTGCAATGCACTCGGCAACCATGGCGGCTTTAGCTAAGCAAGGCTTAATCGAAACTGTTCGAGATGCTGATGGTGTGGTTCTCTACAAAACCTTTATGGACCGTCGTGTGATTGTTGATGATGGTATGCCCGTTGAAGGTGATGTCTTTACCTCATTCTTGTTTGGCCAAGGTGCGATTGGTTTCCAAGATATTGGCGCACCAGTTGGTGTAGAGACTGACCGTGACAGTTTAGCGGGTACTGACATTCTTATTAACCGCCGTCACTTTGTGCTACATCCTCGTGGCATTAAATGGGCAGGTGATACAGGTATTGCACCTAATAATGCCGGTCTTGCTACAGCCGGTAACTGGGAACGTGTCTACGATCCTAAACAGATCCGTATTGTGGCATTCAAGCACAAGATCAAATAACAAAAAGGCGGGTAATACCGCCTTATCTTTTTGGAGATCCACATATGGGACTTTCATCATTTAACCGTGCACGGGAAAGACAACAAATGACAGAAACAAAAATTGCTGAACTCGAAGAACAACTGGCAACAGTAAAGGGCGAATTTATTGCCTTTCAAAATGATACCGAAGCAATGAAAGCACGTATTGCTGAACTTGAATCAGGTGAAGGTGGTCAAACACCTGAAGATGACCAAAAACCAAGTGATACTCAACCACAACCAATTAACTATGCTGGTCTAAAAGTAGATGAGCTTCGAGCTGTACTAACTGAAAAAGGCATTGCATTTGAAGCAGGTGCTAAAAAAGATGAACTTTTAGCATTAATTCCAAAGGAATAATTCATGAGCTTTATCACTGAACAAGAAGCAATTGAACGTGTAGCAGGCTTTGATGCTTTATCTGCCAGTGATAAAGCTGACTATCTTGAAAAGTCAGAAGCTTACTTATTGGCGCGTAACGTCAAGCCTTATGAAGATGTGACAACAGTCCCTAAGGCCCTCAAAACGGCTTCCTATGAAGTCTTAAAAGGCATCATGAGGGGTGAAATATATCAAGGACAGGAACAAGCATTAAAGCGAAAGAAAGTAAAAGCAGATACGGTTGAAACAGAAAAGGAGTATCAGGACGGATCAGTAAAACTTAGTGCATCCGAGCAGTACATTCTTGATTTGATCAAGCCATATTGCAAACGAAAAGCTGTATTTTTTGTCAGGAAAATTTAAATGGGCTTACGTGACGAAATTCAGGCAGATATTGCCGAAGCATTTAATGATGATTTAGCGGACGCCGTTCATACCTTTACATGTGAGCGGATCTCAAAAACTAATTGGGATCCTAAAACTGAAACATATGTTGAAGTTAAAGAAAACTATTCTGGCCGAGGTGTACTTTTTGGCTCATACAGTCAATATGAGATTGAGACGCTTGGAGTGCTGGCTACTGATAAAAAAGCAACTGTGCTGCAAAATGAAGTATCCATGACTCCAAAAATTGACGATGAATGGCTAACAGCTTTAGGCTCATTTCGAGTTATCCATATTCAACAAGATCCAGCCAGTACAATCTGGAAATGTCAGCTTCGAAAAGTGTAGGGGCTAAAATGGTTAATCCTGATTATGTTCCTGAATGGTATATCTCGCCTTTTCAACATGTGCAGTACACGCTTGCTCGAAATCAACTACACATGGATTTGTTATTTGAAGATATGGATAAGGCCGATCAATTTTTGGATATGGGAGCGGATGCGCAAGTTAGTACTTTTTCTGATGGTGCATATGCAATCGTCCAAATTGGTGATACGGCGGATAAAGACCGAATTCAAGTTTATGGATTGCTTTTACATGAAGCTGTTCATATCTGGCAAATAGTAAAACGGAGAATGGGTGAACGAGAGCCTAGTGTGGAATTTGAAGCTTATTCAATTCAGGCAATCGCTCAAGAACTTTTCGAAATGTACGAAGCAAGCGAGGTGAGCAATGGGATGGAAGGGGAAAAAGCCGTCTAGTTTTAGTCTTGATGTGTCTAAAGCAGCAGAAGACCATGTGAAGCATATTGTTATGGATACTGTGCAATCTTTAGTTAATTTAAGTCCCGTCGATACTGGTGCATACCGTGCTTCACATATGGTTTCGGTTGGATCTGGTGACTATGGCATACGTGGACCTGAAACAAATGCTATTCAGGATGCAGCTATTCAAGCCGTGAAGTTTAAGTTGGGCAATTTAGTTTATATCCAGAACAACCAGCCTTATGCAGAGCGCTTAGAAAATGGGTGGTCTGATCAAGCACCACAAGGAATTTACAACACCACCTTTACCTTTATTTCTCAGAAGTATGGCGGCTAAAATGGCAATGACTTTAGAGCAGACAAGGCAAGCTATTATCGATCGTATGCAAGCTTTTACCGGTATTACGCAAGACAGAATCCAGTATCCAAATTTACCAGGCTTTAAGGTTCCAAAGGAAGGTTTGTGGTGCCGCTTAACGATTGCAGGTGGTCCCAGTTTTACTTCTGGCATTGCAGATAAGCCATGTACTCGCCGTACCGGTAATATTATGATTCAATGCTTTGCACGTCCCAATTCAGGAATAATCGAAATCACAAAACTGAGTGATGCATTACTTGCTCATTTTGAATATTTCACAATCGAACACTTAGAATGTTTGAATGGCCAATCTATTTATGCGGGTAAAGATGCTGACTTCATTCAATACAATGTATCAATAAGTTTTTTAGTTAACTAAAGCACATAACAAACCAATCTTTCACTACCACCTCATCGGTGGTTTTTTTATGTCTAAAGGAAACACTTATGAGCAATCATGTTTTTAAGCGTGGTGACACTTTCAACTTAAATCTTCAGCTAGTTGATATGGATGAAACTTTGCAATATCCACCCGATGATATCCGTCGTGCAATTGATCTAACCGGTTATACATTTACTTCACAAGTTAAAGCCTTAGCCGATGGCGCAGCAGTAGCAACATTGACTTGTGCTGCATTAAATCAAAGTACACAGAAAGGTTGGTTAAATGTGAAGTCGGGAAGCAGTACAGCAGCATGGCCTTTAGGACTGTGTCAGATGGATATTAAGGCTGTCGTGAATGGAGTTACCCAGCATACAGATACTTTGATTTTCCAAGTGATTGATGGGGTGACAGCATAATGGCAAATCTTGTTTTTAAATTTAGTTGGGATCATCGGCCATTCCCATATAACGCTTCGCAGGGAAAACGGCAGTTTATGCTGCCATTTGCCTC